TTTTAGACATGAATACTTAGTATAGCACCTATAAATCCAGCAATACCACTGAATCTGATAGTCTGGTGGCTACAATGTCTATCACTTTTTGATTACTACTGCCACACCAACTTAGATTTAAACTCCTCTTATCTTTTTCATACTTTCCGTCTACTAAAACGTCTATGTATCTCATAATAGCTAAGTCTTTAACTTGTTCATATTCATATCCAGTATAACACCAAATCTTCTTCAGTGGGTATCTTTTCTTTACTTCCTTAGCAATTCTCAGAGATTCCTCTCTGTTGTAGGGTGCTAATGGGTCACCACCACTCAATGTTAGCCTACTTACGTGAGGATGTTCCAGCTTTTTCAGTAGTAGGCTTAGTACCTCGTCAGTAAACGGAATTCCTGAAGAAGCATCCCAAGTAGAGTAATTATGGCATCCTTCACAGTGATGTTCACATCCAGACACCCATAGTACTATACCAATTCCAACTCCGTTAGCTGTATCCCACTCTGATATCTTGTGGTATCTCATATTATGACGCTCCTTAGTTTCCTAGGTGAACCACTCTGTCCCTGATTTCCTCGGTTCTTCCCTGACCCCAGAATTGTGCACCAATGTATCCGCATGTTCTTCTAGCAACATTCATTTTACGTTGGTCTCTGTTTTTACAGTTAGGACACTCCCAAATCAGTTTTCCTGTAGTTTCATCTTCCTTAATAAGGATTTCACCTGAATATCCGCACTCCTGACAGTAGTCGCTCTTAGTATTAAGCTCAGCGTATATGATGTTATCATAGATGTGCTTAATGACTTCCATCACAGCATCCAAATTGTGGTTAAGGTTGCTGGTCTCAACATAAGATATAGCTCCTCCTGGAGACAGCTGCTGGAACTCTGCTTCAAAATCCAGCTTAGTAAATGGGTCAATGTTTTCTCTGACATTTACGTGGTAGCTGTTTGTGATGTAATTGTGGTCTGTGATTCCTTTAATTACTCCGAATCTACTGCGCAAGCACTTTGCAAATTTCTCAGTAGTACTCTCAATTGGAGTGCCGTAAAGGCTATAAGCAATATCTTCCTCACTTTTCCACAGTGCTGTTTTTTCGTTCATCTCTTCCATAATTTTAATAGCAAACGGCTTAGACTCTTTATCTGTATGTGACTTTCCAGTCATAGCCATAACACATTCATACAGACCAGCGTATCCTAGTGAAATAGTGGAATATCCACCATACAACAGCTTATCAATAGTCTCACCCTTTTTTAACCTAGCTAGTGCACCGTGCTGCCAGTGAATAGGACTAACGTCTGACAAAGTACCTTTTAGTCTTTGGTGTCTACACTGCAAGGCTCTGTGACACAGCTCAAGCCTTTCATCTAAGATGTTCCAGAACTCATTGAACTTGTCAGTTCCTTTCTGTTCACTGGACTTTAACGCTGAAAGTGCTACGTCTACAAGATTGAGTGTGACTACACCTTGGTTAAACCTAGAGTAATATAAAGGCTCGCCTTCAGGTGTAACATACGGTGTTAAAAACGAACGGCAGCCCATTGGAGGATAACAGTGACCATTTCCATTAGAGTCCACCTTGTACTTCTTCATCATCTTTTCTGATACATAATCAGGCACCAGTCTTTTAGCAGTGCACTGAGCAGCCAGCTGTGTTAAGTAATAGTACTTGCTATCCTCATGAATGTTGTCTTCCTCTAAAGCATACACCAATTTCGGAAAAGCTGGTGTAACCCATTCACCACTCTCATTCTTTACTCCAGTGTACCTCTGCTTAAGCACTTCTTCAATCAGGATTGCTAGGTCATCTTTAGTTCTCTGGTCGCTTACTTCTCCTAGATACATGAAGATGGTTACAAACGGTGTCTGGCCATTTGTAGTCATCAGTGTCATAATCTGATACTGGATTGTCTGAACACCGCTCTTAATCTCCTTACGCAGCCTGCTTTCTGCAATGCTGTTAATGACGCTGTCTTCAGGAATGTTGTCAATAGTTTTGTTAGCCTTCATCTGTTTAAACTCATTCAGAACCTCTTTTCTAAGATTCTGCCTAGATACGTCAACAAACGGTGCTAAGTGTGCTAGAGACTCTGACTGACCGCCATACTGGTTAGATGCTACCTGAGCCATAATCTGAGTAGCTATGTTACAAGCTGTTGCAAATGAGCGTGGCTTTTCAATTAGGACGTTACTGATTACAGTTCCATTTTGAAGCATGTCTTCAAGGTTAACTAAGCAACAATTATGCATAGTCTGAGCAAAATAGTCTGCGTCATGAAAGTGAATAATACCCTCATCATGTGCTTTAGCTACCTCAGTAGGTAATAAAAGCCTTTTAGTTAAGTCCTTGCTGATTTCACCAGCCATATAATCTCTCTGGGTACTAAGAATCGTGGGATTCTTATTGGAGTTTTCTCCGTTAATGTACTCATTTCTATTGGATACAATATCTAAGATAGAGTTATTCAGTTTTTCATTTTCCCTGATGAGTTCTCGTCTGTATCGGTATCTAACGTACTCCTTTGCTACCTCTTTATAAGAAGTAAGCATGAGCTGTCTTTCTACTTCATCCTGAATGTCCTCTACAGTAGTTTGAGATGATGTTGATTTTTCAATGAAGTCAGCAATTTGTTCACAAATTTCCTTTGGAACACAACCACCAGCCTTACCAATAGCAGCTACAATCTTCTGCTTGTTAAAATCTTCAACTCTACCATCTCTTTTGATAACCTTCATTAAAACCTCCTAGCTGTAATCGAAAACGCTGTGAAAATTATAGTCGTCTGTGTTCACACTTACAGATATTTCATCCAAGTCATTAAACCTCATTTCCATAACATTTTCTCGATAAAAAAGGTTAGAAATTACACTCCAGACAGATGTTTTTGGTATGAAGAATATCCTGTGGCAACCAAGCCTAATGTACCACTGGTTGCTAAGAATGTCACTGGTTCTCACAAAGTATTCTTCTTCCATCTTCTCACTAGTGTTGAGTTCCATTAGAGTGCTATGTAGAGCATGCTCTATAATACCCATGATTTTTGCAAAACATCCTGAATTGAGTGCATTTTTCTTAACCCTATTTTTCATTATGGTAACTGCGATAACTACAGTGCTAGTACTAGGAATTTGTAAAAAGTTAAAGCTTAGTGCCATACCCTTTCGGATGTGAACCTTGTTACTAGCATGAAGGCTGTTTTCAGTTACTAAAGAAAGCCACTTTTTTATGTTTTTCATTGTAAACCTCCATGTAATATTTAATATTTACTCGTAAAAGTTGTCTACTATTTCCTCAAAAAGCTGAGACCAAGTCTTCCACTTAGTCAGTATTGAAACAAGTTGATATTTCATTAAAAAATCCCTAGCTGACTTAGTGTCTACAAACGGCTCTTCTTCTATCAACTCCTGTATGTCTGTACGTATATCAGATAAGTCTACAAAGTCCTTCAGATTAATGAGCTGATTGTTTCTTGTCAGGATATTCATCCCCTCAGCTGTAAAAATCTTAGCCGTTCTCTTAGACTTAAGAAGCTCATCTTTGTGTGACAGTAACTCACCTAAAGCTCCATACTCATTTACTAAAGACTTAGCAGTCTTATCCCCAATTCCAGGAATTCCTCCAATACCGTCAGAAGAATCTCCCTTAAGGAGCTTATAAGTTAAAAAAAGCTCCTGTGGGATTCCCATCAATTCATTGTAGTTTTCCTTAGTAAATAACAATTGCTTTATTGGTGAGTAAATCCAGACATTCTCTGAAATCAGCTGGTGGAAGTCTTCATCTGTAGAAACAATGATAACAACATCATCAGGATACTTGTTGGTTATCTCTTCTGTTAGTCCTAGAATGATGTCATCGCCCTCCCACTTGCTCTTTCTTATACACTTTACTCCGAACAACGGAAGCTTTTCATATAGAATGTTAGCCTGTTCAATGAACTCAGACATCCATTGCTTCTCTTCCTCAGTCCTCTCAGAACCTTTTCTGTTAGCTTTATACTCTGGAAATAAAGCCTTTCTTCTCTCTGAGTGTCCCATATCCCAAGCATAAATCAACTCCTTAATTGGCTTTCCTGTGGTGTTTGCCAGCTGCTCAGCTACAGAATGCGTAATATTGAGAGTTCCCATAAGTGCAGAGGTTCTTATACCAGTACTGGTATATAGATCTGTTGTACAGTTTGCCCTGTAACATGTATTGTTACCATCGAACACAACGTGTAGACTATTCATCATCTTCCTCCTCATCAATATCATCAGAAACTTCAATGTTAGGATTAGCTATGCTATAGGCTAACTCCATCATCTCCTCAAAAAGCTCTGGATTTTCAATCATTTCCTGTCTTGCTGCTTCCTTGTAGTAGCTCTTTCCGTTAATGATGTATCTACCAGTGCTTCCCTCAATCAGGTCGTTGTCCTTACACCAGTCTAATATAGCACCCTCTACGTCCAGCCTTGGGTAACTTCCTTTTTCATCCTCCATAAATAGTATATCATACTCAGCCTTAACTAAAGGTCTTGCTACCTTATTTTTCTTGATTAAAGCTTGGATTGTGCACCCATATGGGTCTCCCTTATCCTTTTTTAAGGTTTTAACCTTAGTTAGCTGAATTCTGACTGATGCAAAAAATGCCATGGCTTTTCCACCAGAAGTTGTTGTATTATCACCCCAAGTAACATTCATCTTGTCTCTTATTTGATTGACCCAAATGGACAAAACACTACTTTCATTGATATGAGACTTAATCTTTCTCAAGCCTTTGCCCATCATCCTAGCCAATGTCCCCATCTGTTGCTCTCCCATGTCTCCCTCAATCTCAGCCTTAGTAGAGCATGCTGCGATACTGTCAAGAATAATGGCAACTGGCTTCTCAGGAGATTTCTTGTGTAGTATTTCAAGGATTGCTTCCTGTGCGTCAAATGCTTCCTCGATAGTGTCAGGCTGGTCACGCAAAACCTTATTCATGTCAATTCCAGTACCCTTAATTATTTCTGGAGTCAAAACTCTCTCTGCGTCCTGATAGTATGCGATAGCCTTATGCTGTTCCATTGCCTGCTTCATAAGCCATACTGCTAAGGTAGACTTTCCTACACCTTCACCACCAAAAATCTCTGTGATTCTTGTACATGGAAACCCAGGATGTTTTACACCACCAACAGCAAAATCTAGCTGCGGTATTCCAGTTCTAACCCAGTATCGTACTCCCTCATCTCCAGCATCTTCCCCCACCATAATGACATCCTTTTTTAATACACTATTAACTTCAGATGCAAGATTTTTGATAAATTCTAGTTCTTCATCTTGGTTCTTATTAACTACTGGTGTTCTCTTTGTGTTCTTTGACATATATTCCTCCTATATAAAGAATAGGGTGGTTATCATCAACCACCCTACAATTTGGTTAAAGGGCAACGAAATTATTTCTTCTTTCTCTTAGCCAGAGCTGAAGCAATAGCCTTTTGAATGTCATCGTCCTCTTCTTCATCTGCTGCATCTTCATCTTCATCGTCTTCTTTACTTGGTTTACCTGACTTACCAGACACTTTACCTGACTTACTGGATTTACTGTGTTTACTGGATTTACCTGCATCTTCGTCTTCAGATTCTTCATCGTCATCATCTTCTTCAGGCTCTTCTTCAGCATCTTCCTCATCATGTTCACTGTCATACTTGTTGAGAAGTGTGACTAACTTCAGCTTATTAGCCTTTGCTGGGATTTTGATACCTCTGTCTTCACAAATCTCAACCAGCTCATCAATGCTCATATCATCATATGAATCATTGTCTTCTTCATCTTCCTCATCATCTTCCAATGATTCACCGTTTAGGATGTCCTGAAGTTCCTCATAGCTCTTCTTAACAAATAAAGAATCAAGGTCAGTCATTTCATCCTCAATTTCTGAGGCAGAAAGCTCATCAGACACAATTGAAGCCTTGGGCTTAATTAAAACTGAGTACTCAGTTTTCATTCCCTCACCCTTTCTAGTGATGGTAACATCTCTGCCTTCATCAGGGTCAGTAATATCACCATAATCAGGGTCACAAATTGCTTCCAGCAATCCCTTAAGGACAGTAACACCGATTGGAAGAACTTTTGGAGTTTCCTCATCATCATCATCCCTGCTAATGGTGTTAACGTAAATCTTTCTTGTTGCTTTAAGCTTACTAGCCAGCTTAGCATCTTCCTTGTTCTTGGACTTCTGAAGCTCTTCCACGTACTCACAGATAGGACATCTTTCCTTACTTCCAAAAGTCTTAGGACAGGTCACCACGGTGTTACCATCTTCTCCTAAGTTAAAATGCAAAAATCCCTCGCTGTAAAAGCTGTCGCTGTCACCCTTTGGCCACAAGATTCTTCTTACGTTCTTACCCTGCTTCAGCTTGTCATACTCTGCGTTGTTGTAGTTGCCAGAACGGCTTTCTGAATCCAACTTAGCCTTCATTGCTTCCATGTTAAGTTTACCCATTATGAACCTCCTATTAAATCATCAAATGTTTGTTTAATATAAATAAAGCTATGTGTATAATTACTCAGTAATTACTGCTTGATAGCCTTTCTTTTACCAACGATTTCAGATGCTTTGCTTGACATCTGATTGATGGTTAAATCTAGGTTGTTTCCCTCCTGCCTAAGCTGAGCACCTAGTGAGATAAGCATATCCTTCCTTTGATTCATAGACTCTCTAGCGATGTCTAATACAGACAGCTGAGACTGAAGTTCCAGCAACTCTTCCTTAAGCTCATACAAGTTACTCATTTCATCTCTGTATTCTGTGCTGGAGTAGATACCGTTAAGGACTTTCTGTTCTGTAATCTTTTCTCCATTCATCTCCAACTCCTGTCTTACAGTAACGTCTAGTGTGCCTACCAGAGTCTTCCTGATATAGTCATCCTTCTTTTCTACTTCAAGCTTCTTCTTTTCATACAAGGACTTAGCCTGAGTAGCTACTGTAGCCCAGTAGGCATATAATGCAGGCTGCTCACAAAACTCCTTGTTGATGTCGTGTACATCAATCTTTAAGTCATCAGACAAGTTAAGTTCATCAGTTGACATCTTTGTTCTAACCTCAATGTTCAAAATTTCCCAGTTTCTCATGTTATCCTCCATTTAACCAACTTTCTTTAGTGAAGCTACTCTTATAGATACAAGATTTTTTACTTCAACAAATCCCAGTGTTTCCCAACGCTTTTTAAAAGTCTTGCTTGTTGTGATAACCACGTTGTTCCTTGTGTTATACATAGTTACATTCATAAAAACCTCCTAGTCTTCAGAGTAAGTTTCTACTATAAAAGAAGTCAATTCTTCAATTGGTCTATCGTGTTCCTGTAAAAACTCTAAAACCTGCTTATAGTCCCACCCTTTATCGTGTAGTGTTGCTATTTCTTTCTGATACTTTTTAAGCTTCTTATTGTGAACCCATTCCTTAAAATCCTTGGAACTCTTTATATCCTTTATTTCCTCTAGTGGTGCATCAAAGGAACTTCCATAGTTTTCTCCTAGCTCTAAGTCTGAAATTATTGGTATGATAGTATCAATATATGGCTCATGTACGTGCTCCATTATATCTTTTACCTTTTGAGCTACCTCAGATAACTCTGGGATATATACATCAAACACAATACTATCGTGAACAGTAGCTATAATCATGGACTTCTTATTGTTTTTCTTAAGCCAATTGTTAATTTGTATCAGAGACAACAATGTAAAGTCTGAACCAGTTCCTTGAATTGGTGCATTGATTGACTGTCTTTCAGCATTGGACTGAAGTGTATATACCTTAGAATTAAGGTCAGGCAACCTCCTTTTTCTACCGAACATGGTCTCTACATATCCATGTTTTCTAGCGAACTTCTTAGTCTTTTCAAGCCAAGACTTCAATCCACTAAAGGTGTTAAGATAATCATCTACCAGCTTCATTCCCTCAGCCTTAGCCTTATCCCAGTCATCAGTTTTTTTAGGATTTTTACCAGACTTATCATAGTACAAGTCTCTGGCAAATGTAACTCCAGACTTCCCATAAATAATCAACATATTTTTGTTGGACTAACCCTTATTACTCATAAACCTACCATCAATTCCTCTTACAGAATGATGATTTTGATGGCATCTCTTACAAAGAATTTCCCAATTATCTTCACTGTTATTATTGTGATTTCCATCTTTATGGTGTAATAGTAAACACCTGATTTTAGAATTAGTCAGCCTTTTAAGCTCTAACTCAGTCTTATCACACCTATTACACTTTTCAGGTAAGATTTTTAAGGCTCTCTTAAACCAATCTATGCCTGTTCCATTTTTATAGTGATTGTTGTTTTCACCTGATTGATTATAACTACCTACAGGAACATACACTTTCTTATCTCCCTTGCGAATCCAATGGTGAGCTGAGGTTTGCCTTTTCCCATTTTTGATGTACCGTTCTTTATTTTTCTCTTTTTCATGTATTTCTCGACAGTCATCACAAAATCTTGTTCTGGGACTTCTTGGTATAAATAAACTACAGCATCGTTCACATTCTCTAATCCGCTTTTTATATCTAGGATTTCCTGTATCAGGTAACATATCTAAAGTTAAAGGGATTCTTGTAATTGAATTGGTCATATAATTACCTCCATTTATAACATAGTGTATAATATTATAAACTTTGGAATCATACATATTATAGCTGTGAAAGTTTTTACTATGAGTAATTCCTACCATTATACAGGTTCAAAAGATTTATCTAAAGATAGTGACCTGCAATAAGTACGCTACACTGCGTGTATCATTATACACGATTTCAGCACGGTATTCCTGACTAACCATTTCTGGTCTCTTGGTTTCTTCAATATATTAGCGTATTTGATTATAGTTCTGTTCTATATCTTAGTTAGCTAACACCGTTATGAGATAGGTTTTACTTTGGCATTATATTAAGCTACATTTAGCCTACCAAAGTTCACAGCCTTTGCATTTGTTCTCATGTCTTTAGGAACTTCCTCTATAGGAACTCCCCAAACTAAAGAAGCAGTAGACTTATGTAAGTCAGCACCTGATAACAGTGCCTTGGATAGTGCTTCGTCATTACTGATTATACCAGCTATTCTCATTTCTAGTGCTGAATAGTCAGCATTCATGATACAACCGTTACTTCCGTACCTGCTTATAAACAGAGACTTAGGCTCGTTGTGGTACTGAAACGACAAAGGATTTTCTGACTTTCTTGGTAGCTGTTGTGCGTTAGGATTTTCACTACTTGTTCTACCAGTAACCGTACCAGTCAGGTTAAAGCTAGGATGAACTATGTCATTACAGTCCTTCATAGTAGGCAACTTGTGTATAAACATATTGCTTAGGGTAGTTACCTTACGTAATTCTAAAAGTAAGTCTGGAATTTCATGTTGCTCCCGCATTTCATTCATCGCTTCTTCGTTAGTACTAGGCAACCCTTTATCTGTCTGTATAGATGTTACCAACCCTAACCTATCAAAAAGCAACTCTCTTAGATTATTTGTACTATTCCAGTTAAATTTAAAGTCCTTATATGCTCTGTACTTTTCAAATTTATACTGTTCTTCCTTAGTTCTATCTTTCTTGGGTATGAGCTTTATCTTCTCATACTCTACATATAGTTCTCTCTTTTCACGCTCTATTTCAAGTACCTCTGGGTAACTTTCTAGCCTTTCTGTAATCCTGTTAACCTCATCAATATAGGTCTTGTCATACTTTTCTGCCAGTTCTGAGTCAAACTTCATTCCGTTCTCTTCTATGTCTCTGAAGGTGTAACTAGCTGGCATCATTATGTCTTCCATTAGAGTTTTCCACTGTAGATTGCTTTCAATCTTGGGCTGGTATATTTCTTTTAGCCTAAGACAGCAATCTGCGTCAGCTGCTGCATACTTCTTAAGTATATCCCATGGAATATTGTCATAGTTGTTTCTACCATTTGGACCATCTGTATCAGGAAGTGTGCTCTTGTAGTCATCAAGGTCATTATCATAACCTCCCATGTCTGTAAATTCCCAAGCCTGCCCTTTAAGTCCTTGTGTACCTTGTTCTTCTGAGATACATAAGTAATGTGCTAACATTGTATCAAATGAAAAATTTTTGACATCAATATCTAGCCAGCTGTGTAGCCACTCTATATCGAACTTTCCATTATGTGCTACCTTGGGTATTCTGCTGTCTTCAAGTAACCACCTGAGTAATTTTACTATTAGACCAACTTCATGACTCTGTAAAGGAGAGTCTTTCTTATACAACGGGATAACACATCCAGTGTTAATCTTATCAGACAACGAGATACACACTATCTTTGACCAGTCCATGTAAGGAGACTTACCAGTGGTCTCTAAGTCAAAACTCAAAACAGTAGCTTCATTTTTAAGTCTGACTATCTCCTCTATACAGTCTTTCAGGTTATCAAGATACTTATAATTCACATTGTGCACATCTGTCATTCCATTGTCACATAGTTCTTTCAGTGTATCTAAGTCTTTAAGTATGTAATCTTTGTATATTGGTTTAACTTCTGCTGAACGTGGATGCATCATTGGAAGTATAATTCTATTTCTTCCTAGGATTTCAACTTCCTTAGCATTTCCTCTCATTTTTAAAAGTGTATTTTTACCAACTAAGAACTTAAGGCTACTCTTACCTACTGGAACTATTATGTCAGGATTGACCACTTTTATTTCTGATAACAGAATCTTGGAACATGCCTCTATGTTTTGTGGTTTCGGCTCTTCATTTGGAGCTACACACTTTACTAGTGAAGTAAAGTATATATCATCAACGTCAATATCTCTATTAACCATTGCTTTTATGAGTTGTCTATTAGCCTTACCACTGAAAGGCTCTCCTTTTTTATCGTCTAGTTCACTAGGACAATCCTGAATAAACATCACTTTAGCTTCAGGATTTCCAACACCTAAAAGGCAAGGATGAACTGATTCACTACACAAGTTGCAATTAGTACATTTCATATTAACCTCCTTTTGTTAAAAAAAGTTAGGTAGGTGTTATTTGTATAAATTTATGATTAAATACAAAATACCAGTGGGGTGTCCACTGGTATCTGCGTTGTTGTTAAAAAACCTGCGTGATATTATGTTTACTGATTAAATGTATTACTGGCTGGAATCTTTAGGACTTTTTCTGGATTGCTTTCACCAAGCTGTCGTCCATCTCTCTCATAACGTCCTTCAAAGCCTTACCTGCTTTGATGGAAACTACTACGCCACCAGGAATGTCCATGGACTCTCCAGTGATAACATTGTTACCCTTTCTTGGTCCACGATAAGCTGGGCTAAAGGATAAAAAGCCTGTAATCTGAATCTTCTGTCCCTCACCTAACGACTTCTTTACAACATCCTTAAACAGGTTTAAGTAAGCGGATGCTTCCACCTGAGAAATAGGTCTGTCTGTGTTCTTGGAAGCCTCAGAGATTTCCTTGATTAAGGTCTCTGTGTTCATGGTAGCACCAACTTTTGTCTCTACCTTTGCCTTAGTCGTTGCCTTAGCTGCTGTTGCCTTTGTTTCTTTCTTGGTTGTTTCTGTCTTTGCCATTTTGTTTCTCCTTTTCATTTTAGGTTTATGTTTTCTCACTTATGTGAGTCTTCATAATAATATAAGTACATCCGTTTTTATTTTCATAAATGGTTGTAACGTGTACCATAGTTACAACGTATCAACCAGAATTTATGTATAAAAGTTATGTATATGTGTACTGATGTAAGTTCAACTACTGTTCTGTACGTGGTGGCTGAGATAACAAGTTGTTATCCCTTAAAAACTTAGCGTACTCCTCTGGATGCTCAGCCATAATAAAGGATGCCCATAAACAGGAGTAGCTTGCTAAGTCTACAATAGTGTCAACAAACGTCTCAGTAGGTGTGGATGACTTTTCGCTGTACAGTGTACTGATTCCCTCACACATTGCCCTTTCCATAATGTTGGAAACCCTGTCCCACTTCCTCTCTACATTGAAAAAGATGGACATGTCCTTGTGCTTACAATAAGACCTACCGTATACCATGGACTTTTGATTCTGAAGTTTCAGCAGCCTGGGCAGGAATGCCATCATGTTAACATTATCCTCAGTTAGGAATTCCTGACTGTCAAGATAGTCAGAAAAACCCTTCATAAGTTCTTCTTTTACCTCTCTAGTGTTGTACAATTTACTTTCCATCTTTCCTCCTTAATCAATATCATAGGTAGCCGAATCCTTATTATCAAGCATACTGATTATTTTTCTAAACAGGTTGCTTGACTTGTTTAAAATTTGTGATATAGCATACCCATCAATAATTCTTAAACACTTCTCTAACAAGTCAATGAAAAACTGGTTACCAAACTTGACTTCCTCCCAGCAATACCAAGCCAATTCTACCATGTCTGCAAGATTGACCAGCTCTCCCTCAATGCCTTTTTTACTTGCTTTGCTTAGTGACTGGTACATCTTCATGGTTTTTGAGTCCTCATACTTTTTATCTAAGAACTCATTAATACACTTAGTAAAGGTGTTATTGAATTCTGCACTCATGTGCTTTACATGCCATGGGATGTCAGAAGTAAAGTTTTCCTCTACATCATGAAGCAAGGCTTTTCTTAGTAGCACCTCTACATTAATAAGCTCATATCTGTTATCAAAGTCCTGAGGATGGAAGTCAAGATTGTATTCCTCAGCCCAAGTGTTGTACTCATCAGCAAAAGCCATAGATAGCAAAGCTACATAATAACTATGCTGAGCCACATCTGTTGGCTGTAACGTAGGCAAATTGTTGCATCTTTTAATGCTCTTAAGCCTACGATAGTTGAGAAACAAGCTGAAGTCAATACTGTTTGTAATTAGTTCCGTACGTGATTCACTTAATTTCATATTTCCTCCTTATAAATCTAAGTATTCATGAAGATACTCAATGTCACCCTCATCTTTGAGGTTTTCAACGATTCCGTCAATAGCATCTCTCCACTTCTTAGGAAGTTCACCGTTCTCTTCAGGTTCAGCTTCACACAGCTTACTTACGTGACCTTTCATGAAATACATCAGAGAAATTTTCCACTGACAGCTATCCAGTGATAACAGCAACTCCAAGCATCCTTTAGTGTTACCCACCTTATGAAGCCTGTAAGCAATCATTGCTTTAACAGCAAAAAACCAGTAGTCATCTAGTACATGAATCTTATGTAAGTCAGTGACTAGTCTTAACAAGTCATTAACATTACTCTTGTTACCTAAGTAATCATCATCCATAACATACTGGTCTAAACTCTGCCAGTATGTTGACAGCATAGTGTCAAACTCCTCACCACTCTGGCTCATTCTAGGCTCTTTAACACACTCAAACTGGTGTCCTACTCCTGAACTTAAATGTGTCTTATAGTACTCTAAGATGTCAGTGGTGCATTTTGCACCATAGGAATCAAGATAAATATGTAGAGAATCTGTAATCTGATAATAGGTACCAATTTTCAGTTTACTGAACTCCTCTTCTCCTGAGTTCTTGAGCCAGCTAAGCATGGTCTCCTGAATAGTAGAGAACTGACACAAGTTAGCTCCGAATGTACCCCAGTTTAGGTCGTTAGACCTATTAAAGACAGTCATGTCTAACTTGTCTTTTCTTATCTTAAATGTCACAACCAAGTTGCAAGCGATGTCTCTACCATTTTCAGTTACTGTATACACTGAGTTGTCAAATGATGGGTTGCTGATAACCATGACTGCCTGTCTTGTATCTTTGTCATTGAGCATCTTAATGTAAGCATCAGCCATTTGGTCTAATGGATTGATAAGAACATTGTGAAGGGAATTTTTGCCCCAAGTTCTTAATCTTTCTCCATAAGGAGCATTAAACCATTTTCCATCATCAGAAAACTGCATCATGTTGCTGTTGAACTTTGATAGCCATTCAGCATCTGCTCTTCCAGATAGAATCCACAGGCTTTCAGCCAACTGGAAAAATCCATTAATCTTCCTGCTTCCTAAGAATGTAACACGGTTTAATGGATTTCTGAATCCAATTGCTGCTGGTCTTAGCTCCTTAATAAGCTTTCCCCTAGGTGAGCATTCCTCACCATATTCAACAAGGTCATTTAAAGCCTTAAAATAGAGTTCTGTAGGGTTGTCACTAGTTATGCTGTACACTTCTTACCTCCTTTGTGTAATTGACGTTTATCACTACTAAAGTAAATAAAGTGATAACAAAAGACCTACACAAACACCTGTGTAGGTCTTTTTAACTATGGGCTATTTAGACTACAGAGTAGCTACAGCATTCAGAATCCTGTACATATGTCAGTAAGTTTGGCATGTTTACGAATGGAATGTAGTTTTCTGTATTCTTGTCTTTAAAATCAAGCACACCGCACTCGATAGCTCTCTCAATACTCTTTCTAGTAGGTGGAAACAACTGACTATTTAAGGCTTCCTCTACTGTGTACCAAGAGAATGGTTCCATTTCACTTTCCTGATTTACGATGTTGGAAGCATCAAAATCTCTGGTAATGAACATAAAAGATACCCAGTTTTTACCGTTAGGTGATGTGTGCATCTCATAGTCATATATCATACACTTATGTACGATAACATTACTTTCTTCTAAGGTTTCTCTTAGAGCACCTTGCAGAGGTGTCTCCTGTAATTCCACTTTACCACCTGGAGATGCTAACTCCTTAGTGTCTACTCTTCTAGCTAACAGTAGTTTGTTCGTGGAAGCATCTACTATTAGCATTCCAGTACCATAGTTGTTTCCGCTTTTCATCTGACTGGTCATAACCAAACTTACTAGGTCGTTGTCAATTCTTGGCATATTTCCTCCTTTTGATAGAACTCTTAGTTACATTAACTAATATATTAGCACAGTCCTTGGTCTGATAAGCTTCTACCAAGTAATGCTACTTCATCATAATTCATGGTAATACCCTTAGAGCACTTGTCTGGAACATCTGAATTTTCTGGGTAGTGCCAGCTCCTAATATCATATACTGCTTCCTTAGAGTCTCCCCACCTAGTTAGGGTGAATAGCTTAATCCAGCCTTTTTCACTCTTATCTGACAATTTCTCAAGAACTTTTTCAACTTCAAACTTGAACTCTTCACCTTTGTTAAATGCCATATTATACCTCCAAATCGTCTATTAGTTCCAATGTAGTACCTATAGAAAACCTTTGCTTTGTTCTACCAGTTTTCGTTTTTATTTTGTAATACTTGTGACTTTCACACAAGCAGTGTTCTATTATCCTTAAATCCAGTTCACCATTAAATACTTTAGGAAGCATCTTTATAAAGCTTTCATACAGTCCAACCCTAATCATTTCATGCTTCCATATGCTTCTCAAGTAGATTATGGATTCTATGTCTGATAAGTTACCAGTAGACTTATACACCCAGTGTATACCGCCTCTACTGCCTGGACCAACGCTAGTATAGGAATCCTGAGACCAGCTCACTAATGTGTTATTAAAATACCTTCCAATCATAGCAACTGAACAAGCTATTTCATAGGCTGTAAAATGACCTATACCGTCTATTGTTCTTAGGTATTCCAGCTGTTCTTTCATATTTAATGGCTTGATTACAGTGTTATAATAGAACTCATCAAAGTTACCTAGGATTGAGTCCAACAAGCATAGGGCATTTATGGTCTGATTGTCTCTTGTTGACTCATCTTGGTTGCATATTTTCATAGTGTTAACCATGAAGCTGCCAGTAAAGTTTCTCAACCCTTTAGCTCTTCTGCTAATCAGGGTATTTTTTCCAGACTCCCAAGCATTCTTCCAGTCAGGATTTTCAAAGTCAATGAACCCAACACTGTTATAGGATTCTTCTTTTACGAAGATTCTGAACAGTACTATATTGAATAACACAGACTTCTTACGTAACAGCAGGTTATCAGTAGGCTTGTCTATCATGCTTAGTATGTTGTTTCTCTCAAAAATTGTAAGCTTGTCCATGTCTCTGCTTATGTTGGTGAACCTGTACTCATTAAAGATTATGTCTGAAGTCCAAGGGAACTGCTGTTTTAGAACTACTCGCTTATAATATATTTCCAGCCTATCATATATGAACTTCCAAAATCCATCTAAGTATTCTTGGTTGAACTGAACACATTCACTAGGCTCTTTGTACCACTCGTACCATTCATACCCCTTCATACTGTCCATATTTTCTATATGAAGGGGCAATCTTTTTTTAGCTCGTTTTTCTCTTGTAGAATTAGTTCATTTGTTTGTTCAAAAAACCAACTTAAAGTGTTCTCATAGGTTATATCCTCATTAGATACCTTAACACTGTTAAAACCTGCGTTTTTAAAATGCAGTACGTTGTTATTGACTGTATTCCACTTAGATAGCACTAGCTCTTCTTTTATAGGCTTACCACCATTCCTGAGCTGTATTCTTTTGAGACACACTTCTAATGGTGGTACTAGGTTAAATATTATGATATGCCTATGGGTACTCTTAGTGTCAATTAGGTCGTGGAACAAGTCAATGTAAGTTTGCCTTACAGTAGACGCCATGATGCCTTCCATAATAATATGGTAGTCTAAGTCCCATAGAGTAGATACAGCATCCTTTATTTCATCTGTAGTCTTCATAGAGTCCATACCACCACACTTGTTGGTGTACTTGCCTAAAGCAAGAAACTTATACTTTGGAAATACAGTAGCCAGCACCTTTTCTCTACCGTCATAATCCCACATTATCTCGAATGTGTATTCATCAGAGTTAAGCATGGACAGCGGGATAGATGACTTGCCAGAACCATTACAACCTCTGATATTTACAAGCTGATTGTCATTGTGTGGTACGCTTTTTTGTAATTCTAACATATCTTCAACTCTAACTCTTGGAAACATATTAAGTTACCCCCAAACCAGTGCAATTATTATGCTTACCACAAACTGATACTGACATCTTCCTTGGTAATGCGTAAGAATTGACTATGTTCATAAGCTTATCTATATATTCCTTACTTGCTATCCACCCTTGCTTTGTTTTAGATAAGCTACTCAATGGTACAGGATGTCCATTAAAGTTGATAAAATCTTCAGCAACAGTAACATCAGTTATTTCACTAGGATTTAGATTAATGTGAACGTGTACAACATTACGAAGTAGGTCAATAACTCTTACTATGTCAGATGACATAGTAACGTATGGAATAATAGGGTACAGCGTGGCAACCACGTATAATCCGCAGCTTACTGATAAGAAAACAGGTTTTCGTATTGCGTTCAGTGAGTCTTCAAGCCGTAAAAGGTTTATGTTAACCTGAAGTATGTTCTTGTCTGAATATGATAGTGCCCAAATGACCTGATTTGGTATAGGCTTAACAGCCTCAGATACCAGCCTCACTATATTTCCATTATCTTGTGCTTTCCATATTAAATCCTCAAGGTTATCCCAGTCTGAAAAATCAGTATTTAAGTGTATAACTTTCATTTCTTTATTAGAATGGACTATCCCTGAGCAATCTACAGAGTTTCCACAACATAGAACGCACTTACTGTAGGATGCTTCCTTAGAGAACAAGGCTTCTCTTTTAGGTATAGGTGTTCTTTGAATCATAAAACCTCCTAGTCATTCTTTACAGCATTAATCTTGTTTCTTATGGCTCTTCTCTGCTTTCTCAGCTCAGATACCTTTTCTTCATTACCTTGTTCCCTGTTGATTTTGATTTCTTCATCCAGCTCTTTCTTCATACTAATTAGTTCCTGTAACCCTTGTTCATCTTTCTCAACCAGTATAGGCTTTCTAACTACCTCACTGACACTATTATCATTAGTACTGCTGTCTACAATAGTTAGCTCTTGTAGATTTTTAAGGCTTAAGTTAGGTACTTTCACAGTAGCAACCATAAAATCCATGCCTACAATACTTTTACTCTTCAATGGTAGGTTTTTCGGTATAAGGATAGCCATAGAGCCATCCTCCACCTTTACAAATAAAGATGAAGCTTCATCATCACTGGACTCAGTTTCTTCAGTATGATTAACTCTACCAACTCTGTTGTTAGGCTTCTTGACAGGACAAACAGGCGTGTTTTCCAAGTCTTCACTAGTACTTGTTTCTTCATCTACTTCAGTATCCTTGCACTTATCCTCTGCACAGTCTTTGTTGCTTTTCTTCTTATTTTTAGTACCTGTATTACTAGGCTTTTTTGTGTCTAAGGATTCTTGCTCCACTTCCATTCCTAGTTCAGCCATAGCTTTTTTAATGCTCTCTTCAATTGTCATGTTTTTATCCTCCACATATGATAGTTTAACTAAGTCCTTATCAGTGCACATATTAGCATTAAATAGTTCCCGAATTAACACTGACGGCAGCTTGTACTCTTCATTTACATTAAGTAAATACACATTTTTCTTGTGTTTTGAAACAAAGTCATAAAATCTTTTTTGTTCATTTTGGTTGTCATTAACAGCTACCAATACTGCATTCCCTGAGTCCTTGACTAACCAGCTACAAACTGTAGAGTCTAACAGTAAATTTCCAGTTATTATAACATTTCCCAATAGGTTTTCCCAAGACTTTATAGCATACATTTTATGGTAACTTCTGGTTAGTAAGCTGTATAACTTTTCTCCAGTCAGTAGTCTTAGTATCTTATTGCTGTCAATATGAACAATAGGCTTATCCAAGGCATTAATAACAGAATCTACACATTCTGATGTTCCAATAACACCTACAATCATAGTCTTCTCCTATATATAAAAATAGTAGTGGCTCTATCTAATAGAAACCACTACTGATATTACGTTCACGATTACTTTTCATAGGATTTCTTGATGAACATAATCATTCTCATTCTCTTGATACTGTCACTGCTGTACTTATCAAAGTCTGCAGCGTTTCCACCTCGCTGGTTAACCATATTACCAAGTTCTTCAGTAGAGAAAGGCTTAAAGTCAGTGGGCATCCCTTCATCATAAGATACCTCCTTAGACTTCTTAACAGTTTTTGCCTTGGTCTTTTCCTTTGCCATTGACTTCACAACGGCTTCTTCTGTCAGGGATACTTCATCCTTATCTGCCTGCTTTACTGGCTCTGGCTTCTCTCCCATGCCCATTCTGCACTTGCTCTCGCACTTTAACTTGACTTCACAGATTTTACACTCCTTAACTGTTCCATCATATGCCAGTCCGAAACACTTGCTGTTTTTAATCATCTCTTCAATGTTGTTAGCCATAATTATCCTCCTTGGATGTTTTATTGTATGTTTACACTTAATTTAAATAAAGCTATATGCTTGTTTTTGTGCTACCCGATGTTCTTAAATAGTTCATCTGACTTGCTTCTTCCATATACCTTTGAAACTGCTGTCTTTACCAGTCCTAACTTCTCATTGAACTGATACTTAGGTATCTCTAAGGCTCTCTGGATGTGTACGCCTTTTATCACTACTGCTTTAGGAGCATGAGACACTAGTTCTTGTTCCTTTATGCAGTCTTTCCTAGACACATCCATTTCAGCCTCCCATAATGTTCTGCTACTGGGGTTTATAAACTCCTTAATGATTGTTAAAGCAACTGGGTCGCTTTCTAGCATAGAAGCAATCTGCTGAAGCTGGTACTCTTGGTAGATGTTTTCTACCACATCATCTGAATATCCTAACTCATATGCGTCTTCAATGTTCACTTGGATAACAGTACTCTTTTTTGCTATACTACGGAGTTTTCTCCACAGGCTAGTCTTAAATACTGTATTGAATTCCTCTATTCCTTTTCCCTGTTCAACTATATACACTGTATAGCAGTGATACAATAACAGCTGACCCTCTTGAAACAGGTCTTCAGGTGAGTTAACCACGCTGGTACTATATTGGTTTGCTACCTGCTTAGCAGCGAACTTAATGTAGTTAACTAAGGAATCATATATCTCATCCCAAGATACAGACGGTTCAGTCTTTTCAACTATAGGCGTTCTTTCTACATGGAGTATTGGAGTTCTCATAGAGCACCTCCGAATATCTCAGGTTCATTAAACAAGGTTCTCAGGTTTTCCTTAGTTAATGTGATTCCCTTTCCCACTATCCAGTTATCACCTTGTTTCTTCCTATACTCCTTACTTAAAAGGACTTTGTTTCCAGTAACTGAGGCTGTAATCCTCTGTGTGCTACTGAGTTCGTCAATTACTGTCATAAGACATATCCTCCATTCTGGATTTTCTGATTGCCCTGTTCACTTCACGAGCAATCTTATTCAGTTCTGCTGCTGTGTAGGTGGTACTGGGAAGTTCAAACTTCCCGTACTCATCAACTTCAATTTGTAAGTCTTCACGTATGGTAATCTTCATTAGATTACCCCACATTTTTCAGCAGTTAATCCAGACTTGTTGAAAGCCATTACTAGATGCATTCTAGTAATTCTATCATTCTGATAGTCCTTGTAACTGATTTTGTTCTTCTTTGCTACCTTAATCATCTTATCTAAAGATACATCTTTCCAGCTGGATGCGTTCCTTTTTGCTCCTACCTTTTGAAAAATTGTTGGAAATACAGCTCTCTTTATTGCCATAGTCAACTGCATCCTCTTAATGTTATCATTTGTCACAGTGACTTTTTCAAGTGATAATCCTTTTGCTACACCCTCCAGCTTTTCAAGTGATAAGCCTTTTAGCTTTTCACTTAATTGCTCAAGTGTGAGGTCGTTGTAGCCAGTAGAATTGTCAGTAGCTGTATCAGCTGACTTATCTTTACTGTTCTCTGTGATTCCGTACTTAGCAAAGTCCTTTGGGTAAATTCTTTTTACTCCAAGTTCCTTAGCAATAGCGGTCATGCTGTCATAGGCTTTTCCATTCATCTCAAATGTCTTTTTCATTTCATTCTCTCCTTTTTTACTCGAATGAGGTTAATGTAGTTTCACTAGCTCAGTAGGTTCTTGAACCAGTAACCATATTATATCTCCAAACGAATAAAAAGTAAAGCGTTTTTTATAAATTTTTATAAAAATTTTTACAAGGTGTGTAGAACCTAGCTATTTCACACTATCAAGCAAGTTTAATGATAGCAACTTATCCAGAGACACATTAAATAAGACATCTGATAACTTAGCAATAGTCACGTCAGTATCGCCTCGAACTATGTTAACGTACAGATTTATGTCTGAACCTAGTGTCTTAAATACCTCAGACTTCAGCATAACAAATATGTCACGCCTATTCTTGCTAAACACCAGCATAGGTACCATACACTCACGAACAGCGTCATCACAGCATTGCTTCCAGTGTTCTTTAAGCGTCTGAGATGTACCATCTAGGAAGCAATTAAACTCCCAAGAATTTTCTACCTTTTTGCATTCAATACTGAATGGCCATCCTTTATCTATTAGTTCTTGTGGAGGTACTATGTCTGATACTACACGCTTGTCATTTGTCCAGTGCAATGCTCCACTCATAGGTGTACGGTGAAACTCACACCCAGACCAAAGCGTTAACATCTTAGCTACAACCCTTTCAAACTCTGAACCTTTATTCTTACTGTTAATCATATTCATCCTTTCTATGAAAAGAACCATAGCATATATGCTATGGTTATTCTACGGTAGCTACTATCAGCTAGTTCTTATTTTCTTCCTTTTCATTCTGTTCCTGTTTAAGCCTGATAAACTCTTCAGTGATGCTCTTAATTTCATCTTCTGTACAGAGGTTATTCTTAATAAGAATAGACTGTACTACCATCAGACCAATCTGCATTGACTGATGAGATATATCAAACTGCTGTTCAATCTTAGGCAAGTATACAGACTCCCATAAAGAATTAACATAGTTTGCTACTTCCATCCTGTTGGGTCTTCCCTTGAGAAAATCCTCATTGTCCCGCAACTTTTGCTGTTCCTCAGTCAATTGAACCAATTTCTTTCCCACTGTTTACCTCCTGTTCACCAGTACTACCTAGACCACCTCTGTCTGGGTTTCCAAGCTTTTCAACGTGCCTGAATACAACCTCACCATACTCACTTTTCATTGTCTTGTTCAGTCTAAACTGACAGATTCTTGTGTTAGCCTTAATGACTGTATCCCTGACAGCCATTACTGGTAAGAACCACTGGTCATTGTCACCACAATAAGAATTGTCGATAACACCTAAGTCATCTACATGTACAATTCCAAACTTCTTACACATACTACTGCGGGAAGTAAGCCAAGCCTCATATCCCTTGGGCAGCTCCATAGCTACACCTAGTGGGATTTCATAAAAATCACCTTTCTTTAAGTCCACGTCCACAGCACAACGCAAATCAATCCAGTCTCCGTTGGGGATTTCTTCAATTTTGTCTACGTCTGCTAAGTATTTCACTTTGATGTCTAACATAAGCACCTCCTATAAAAATTAGTTCATAATAAATAAAACTCACTTACAAAAATCTGCTACGAATAGATGTAAATTCCTCGTATTCTTCAGCGTTCTCTAAAAGACTATATAAGTATTTAACACCTTTGGTCATCAATACATTGTTCGGGTCATCAAGCTCACTAGGTATATTCACTATGTAAACTTTAAAGTACTCACTTAACTTGCTGGCAATCTTCAAAGCGTCCTTTTTAGCGTCATTGTCCAGTGAAATGTAAACTCCGTCAGTCAATAGTTCTCTATAGCCTAGAAGTATATTTAACTGTTCCTTATATAATGATTTTCCTAGTAATGATACTCCTACGTTCCCATAAGACAAGGCATCAAATATTCCCTCACATATTACACAGCTATGATATTGCTTTGCAGCTGTATCTATGTTGAAGATTACTTCTGACTTAGAAATTTGGTAATCTTCATCAGACGGTGATTTTTCCTTCATCTTAACGTCACGATGTATAGCTCTAGCAACCCAAAATTTTAGTTCACCACTTTCATATATAGGTATTATAACCCTGTTTCTGTATTCACCGTCCATACAAAACCCAATTTTATGCTGAAGTATTTGCTTATTAGTTATGCTACGTGAGTGTAAGTACTTAATAGCTCTTTTAACCATGATATTCTTGGTATTGATGTCTATAGGAATATACTCATCAGGTAGTCTTATAGCTCTCTTGTCTAACTGATTTCTTAAGTCACCAATAAATATATCATTTATTGTGTCCTTACTAATTAACTCTGGTAAGCTTGCGTTGCCATTAATGTCTTTAAACAGTTCAAGTGCTTTATCATGAGATATACCCTCAACATACTGCATTAGTCCCACAATATTGCTAGAGTACCCACAGTTATGACAGTACACTTTTCCTGAGCCTAAGTTCACAAACATCCTGTGTCTTGACTCTCCACAGACAACACAGTTAAAGTGAACTTCTTTGTGATTTCCAGTATATTTTATAGAACTATCCACATTGGATTCTAACCAATCAACTATAGCCATAGGATTCCTCCACACTTGTATCTAGCTAATCATATAGTTAGGGATGCTCGTGTAAACAAGCACCCCTAAGATTAACGTATTCTGTATTATTTTTAGTCCTCCAGAATGTTTTCATCATAAGATTGGACTTATAAAAGAAGAAAAAGAAATGAGATTGAAGTGGCTTGCAACACTTCAAAATAAATAAAGCGTCACTTCATTTTTAGTCATTGTTGCTATCATCACTCAAGGTAGAGTAGCCGTTCTTCTTTACTACAGTAATCACATTTGAGAACATGAACTGTAGGTGTGGGTTATGTGAGATAACAAAAACAGAGGACTTATCTTTAACTATGTCTTGAAGAAGTTCAATAACCGACTCTATACCACTCTGGTCAAGTCCATCAAAAACTTCATCAAATACTGCAATATTTAAACTCTTATTGCTTCGAGATGCTACTAAGTCCTGTAAGGCTAAGTTTATAGCTAGGTCAACCCTCTTCTTCTCACCAGCAGAATTGGCTATATATTCAGAACCACCATCTGTGTTATTGATTTCTATGCTAAACTTCTCTCTTGACTCTCCACATTTTAGTACAGTTTGAGCATTAAACTTTACCTCTATGTGACCTGAAGCTAGTCTTGTTAGGTACTTGTTTACTCTCCTGTTTAAAAATGGTGTTATGTCATCCAGTATCAGTGACTTTATTCCTTGATTGGAGTAAGCCTGAACCCAGAACTGAAGACATTGCTTTTCATCTAATTTGGTAGAGATTTTGTCTGTTATCTCTTTTATCTCTGAGTTACAGGTGTCCTGCTCCAGCTTATACTTATCAATCATCACTACATATGGATTACTCTTAGATGACTCATCTTTTATAAGGAGTTCAGTTTGTTCTACATAGTCCAGAGACTTCTTAATGGAGTCCTTCACTACCTGAACTTTACCTTCCATCTTTGACTGCTTTAAGCTCAACTCATGAAACAAGTCCTCCGCTTCTTCCTTTTCATTAATGATGTTACTAGATTTACTAAGTAACTTTTCAAACTTTTCTTTGTCTTCAGATAAATCATTAATGCTTGACTTAGTTTCACTTACTAGGCTTTCCAGCTCTTTCTTATGCTTTAAGTTTGTTTTAACCATGTGTTCATATTCACTCTTGTGTTCTTCTTGCTCACCTATCTTTTCGTCATATTCTTTCCTAGCAGGTTCAATAGATTTTTCAGACATTGTGTGTCCACACGTGGGACATGGTTGACCTATGTTATTGTCCAGTGCTTTCTTATCAGTCTTAAAGCCGTCAATCTTGTGATTACAAGCTTCTATCTTTAATGCAAGGCTCTTGGTGTTAGAATCTAAACTGCTAATATCACTTAAACACCTATTTAATGTACTGTTCTTACTAGAAATTTCATTCTTTATATCCTGTAACGCAAATTTTAGCTCTTCTACTTCCTTCATCATCTTTTTCTTAGCGTCTAATGTGTCAGAAGCTTGCTTAAGCTCTAGTGTACACTTTTTAAGTGACTCATTCAAGTTGGAAGACTCTGTATTTAAGTCAGCAATGTCGTTCAGATACTTGTCCAGCTTTTCATTGAGCAACTTAATCTTTTCTTCCTGAGAGCTTTTGTACTCAACAGACAATACTTCTGCCTCTAAAATCTGGTCATTAAGCTCTTCAATCCTCTTTTTCCTGTCAGCAACCTTCCATTCACCTGTTCCTATAGATGCTTCTACATCTTTAAGCCTAGATTTCGCAATTTCTAGGCAATTAGAAAACACATCCAAGCCTAACATCTTATCAAAGGTGTTCTTCATCTCTGCGTCTGTAGCTGATGTAAACTTAAATGACTCTGCTGTATACAGGATAGAAGATGTAAATGTGACATAATCCATCTGCAGTAAGTCTACAATATACTCATTTAAGTCATTCTCACTCTTGGGAGTGATGTCTACACCATTTCTATATAGCATTGACCTGTTCTTATTTACATGGTGCTTCCTGTATCTAGCAATCCTGTATTCATCTCCTTGGTCATCTACTAAGTCTAAAAATACCTTAGTGTTTTTCTTGGTTACATTGTTAACTACAGCATCACCCTTGAGACCTCTAATGGTTCTACCGTATAAAGCGTATACCAGTGATTCTACAATAGAGGACTTTCCTGAGCCGTTGTTATCAATAGCATCGTTATCCAAGTTTTTTCCCTTGATTAGTACTAAGCCTTGGTTGCTAAGCTCTAAGTCAATACTTTTAATGGACAAGAAGTTTTGTATACTTAATCTATTCAATATCATATTATTTACCTCCACTAGTGGCTTCAGACAGAATGTCTAAACCAACGTCCAGCACTTTAGAGTCATCGCTACCATCATATTTTTCTTGTACATAGGTTTTTACCGCTTCTGGAAATGACATCGATACTCCTATATCACTTCTTGATTCATTGTCATATGTCTTTTCTAACTCCAGCCTAACCTCACCAGAGTTTTCATCTCCCAGTATGCTTTCAATGGTATCCTTTATGGTTTCTACATCTTCAGCTGAAGACTTAACTCTTATGTAGTTGCTCTCTAAGTACTCCTTACTATACTTCTTCAGCTCTTCTACACTAGAGACAGTAATAAATCTAGGTGCTACAATGGGTACAAAAGTTATATCGTACCTCTTACAGGTATCTACTACGAAAAATCCATTATATCCATTTTCACCTTTAATCTCATCATTAAATGTGTTTTGAACTGGAGTACCACAGTAAAATGCTCTTTTAGATAGCAACTGTGGTCTGTGATAATGCCCTAGGACTATATACTTCCATTTGACTCTAGTTAACTCACTTAGGTTATATTCATCTGACATAACATACATTCCACTACCAGTTACACCACCAGTTACACCAAGGTGAGCCATCAGGATAGCCTGTTCTGGATGCTTACATGTTTTGTTAAGCTTACGCATAGAGTCAATAACAAACTCCTTATCCTTAGAGTAAGGAACAGCTACAACTTCCACTGACTCATCATTTCTATCTTCTATCCTGAAGTACTCAGGCTTCTCTATAACGTGAGACATATCCTTAAACAAGTGAACAGAGGAAGATGGCAGCTGAGAAGCATCTACTTGGTCGTGGTTACCACTTAGAATGTGTAGGTGAACACCTAACTCTTCAAATGAAGTGATAACCTTATACACTGAGTTAAGTACTGTTACATCTATTGTTCCTCTCTTATGAAACAAGTCTCCTGCCATCAGTACATGTTCAATGCTATTGTCAATACAGTAGTCTCTTATATAGCATAGACCATTCAGGATATTGAACAGCCTTGAATTCATTTCCTTAGCACCCTCTGCATTACAGTCTTCAACTTCCTTATACATACGGCTTTCTTCATCCCAAGTAGTCATAATGTATCTTGAAAAGTCTGTAAAATTATGCACGTGCCAGTCTGATGTGCAAGCTATCTTCATAGTGTATTACCTCCTGTAAGTTATTCCCAATCTTCATCTTCTTCCTCAGAGTCTTCATCTGATTGGTCAACAATCTCTGTAAACTCCAGTTTCTTAGTCTCATACATTATCTTTCCCTTAAGTATAAGTCTGTCTGCATTATCTCTAATCTTTGCTAGGAATAATCTCATTATTCCACTAAGCTTTTCTTTCTTAGTCTGACATAAGCATATCATAACGTCAGCCGTATTGGCTATAGCAAAGCATTCTGCTAAGTCAGCCATAGTAACAATCTTCTTTGAGAGTGCACTTCTGTTTCCTTGTGCAGCAGTCCATACAGCACAATTATAGTCATCTGCCAGTGCTCTGATTTCCTCATAAGCTGACTCAATACTGTTTCTCTTATCACTGTAGTTCTGAAGTGACTTAATCAACATTCCATAGTCAATTATCAAAACATCTGGTACAAAGCTCTCAACAGCCTTTAACTGGTCTAAGTAGGCTCTAATTGTATTAACAGTAATTGTCTTAGCTGGATACTTCTTAATTTTTAGGTTGCCCTTTCTGTATTTCTGTATGTTTAGCATAGCAGATATAGACTTGTCTACATTGTCTTTAATGTAGTCCATATTTCTTCTTAGCAACCGCATATCATAGTTCCTGAGTATCTGCTTTTCATTGTTCTCTAGTGATATATGTAGTACATTATATCCATTTTCTACGGCTGCCCCACCTATTGATACCAATGTAGTGGTCTTTCCTAAGCCTGGTGCAGCTACTACCACACCCATCTCAGTTCTTCCTAGTCCACCATTTAAACAATGGTCTAGTACTTCCATATCTGTAGGAACTCTTTCAATAACATCATCAGAGTTAAGGTAGCCTATAAATCTTTCTTCTATGCCGTCATACAGGTCAATACCTAAGTCATTGATGCCTTCACCAACCATCAGTGCATTCTTCGTAAGCTTTTCTATCTTAGAATACTGTGAGTCAGGCTCTTTTTCCAGTATGTCAGCACTCTCAAGTATTGCATCTACTAAAGCCTGTCTCTTTCCGAAGCTGATGATTTTGTCTGTAAGATACTCTACATCGTACAGTTCTAACTCAGCCATGCTGTTTACTGTCTGTAAGTAATCTTCCAGTAACTTCTGCTTACTCTTGGTTTTCTCACATATGCTAGTAACTTCTTCTACAAGTACGTCCTTAGTTGGAGAAGTCTTGTACTTATCATAATAGTCAAAGATTATTCTGCAAATGTCAATGTGTATTGACTTGCTGAAATACTTAGGCTTAATTACCTCCTTGTATGTGGAATATGACTTTTCATCTCTCCACAAAAGTGCTAGAATCTTCAACTGTACTTGTGCTGTAAACTTATATACTCCTAAATCTGCCACTTATTATCACCAACCTTCATTATGCTAGAGTTGTTCCTCAAATTAAAATAAGTCACTAGCCTAAACTACACATAGTGTCTTTGGTATGCTCATCTTTTCTTCAATGGACGTAACAATGTTAGATGTCAATTCAGTCATCTTTTTTGAGGACTGTATACTCTCAATATCTGACTTTAGTTCCGTTATAAGCTTTTCCTCTGGCATGTAACTCAAGTATCTGATGAACCATGGTATGGTAGACAAGTATGACGCAGACAGATTCAGCCAGTGGTCTGAGATGTAAACCACCTTTAGCTGTTGGTCTGACAGTCCTTCATTAACTTTTCTAGTCTTAGCCTTAAGAATGTAGTTGGATATTGACTCACAATCTTTCACTACCTCGCCTATTATTTTGTCATTTACTGCCTTAATTTTCTGTGGCTTGATTTTGACAGATTTTGTTACTGAACTACTTTCTTCATAGTCTTTAACGTACTTGGTGTAGTATTTTATTGCATTTTCTGAGTTAAACTGGTTGAGGTATGGGTACTTTTGTTTTCTGTTCCAGTACTTACACCTGTCAAACTGAGAATCTATATAAATCCTGTAGTCCCAACCTTTACTTTTACATAACTCATATATACGTTCAAGGAACTTCCAGTTCTTGTGGTTTCTAAAATCCTTACTGAGACATCTGAATCCTGTAGAATACAATACAGACCTACACTTGTAGTCATAGTAGTCTGCTATTTTAATAACCTCTCTATCATATGCTGTTTTTACATTCTGTAGTGACTTCAGCTTATTTTTAGCCTGAGCTAACATATTACTGAAGCTATAACTTGTAAGTTTTGTTCTGCTGGCTCTAATAGGTGTACGAACAATCGTATTGTTTTTACTGATGGAACTGTTATGATTCTGTTCTGTATCTGTATCTGTAGAATCATCTTTGTTTTGTTCTATGGAATCATCTTTGTTTTGTTCTATGGAATCATCTTTGTTTTG